TGTTTGGTGGAACGAAAGCAAACTCATCCAAGAATACACAGTTAAAAGAACCACCTCGGATTGCAGCAGAAGATGTTGAGTCTGCACGAATCTTAGAACCATTTTCAAGTTCCACGTTACCTTTGTTCCAGATTACAACACCTTGTTGCAACCACATTGGTAAGTTTTCATATGCCAACTGGTATTTTGCAAGAATATCTCGTGCAAGAGAACCTTTGTTAGCCAAGACGGCTACGTTTTGTGTATCGTTGAATAGTGTCAACCAAAGAAGATACGCCACGGAGGTGGTGGTTTTACCAACCTGACGAGGACATTTGGTGATAGCAAAACGATTCTTGTGGAACAGACGAATCATGTCCTTCTGAAAGTCCCACATTTCAAATGGCATCAAACCACGGTCAACGTTAACAATCTTGATATAATGTTCTGCAAAGTAAACCGGATCTTTTGCACACTTCAAATACTCCTCAACTTGTTCCTGAGTGTATTTTATCTGTATGCCCACCTTCTTCAAGAGAGGATTGTCACGGTAACTGTCTTTATTATCACTCATTCATACCCTTAATGAGTTTATTCAACTCGGATGTTGAGCCGACAAAGAACGCTGCCTTATCTATATTTGTGGTGCTTGCTTGATTCTTTTTATCCATCTCACGCATTTGTTTTTGAACTGCAAGCAATTCTTTGTTTGCATCTACCACATTTTTAAGTAGAGTACCATATACTTCAAATGCTCTTGGATGTTGACCGTCTTTTGCAATCTGTAGAATCTCTGACATTGCATCTTTACCCTGGTCAATCAAGTCTTGTAGATTTGCTTTTGTCTGTTCATATGCATCAGCTAAATCTTCTTCAAGATTTTCTTTATCTACTGTTGCAGGTAACTGTTGTTTTTTTACAACAGGCACCACTGGTGTTGGTGTGGAAGAAACATCAAAGATTTCTTCCATGTTCTTTTCAAAGTTAGACATTGGTATATTCAGTTATTACGGTGGTATATGTATAATTTGATGTTGCGTTAGCGTTACTTGGGTTAGGAGTAATAGTTATATTTGCGTATTTTTCTGGTTGAATACTGTATGAATTGAAAGACCAAACTGCACCAGAATTTATACCAACTAGATTTGTATTGGAAACAAAATTACCTTGTGCATTATTGACAATCAATTGTTTGTTATTACTACTCCAAGATACTACTTGTGCTGTGGCTGTGGCCAATTCTGATGTTGGTCCTTGGTAAACTCTTTCATTAATTTGATAGTTACCTAGTCCACCGGTATTCACATTGAAAACAATGTTATTGCCCTGTGCAAGATTATTGTGTATGTTTGTAATAGATGTTTTAATCAAGCCAGTTGTTGAATTTGCACCAAAGATGAAACCTTTAACTGTGAAGTTAAGTGTCCAAATAACCATTCTGGTATCTGAATCACGGTCACCCTCATAAGTTACATCATATCTGACATTGTTCAATATAATTGGTACTTCTTTGACGATACCCATTTCTGGAATCATGTTCACTTTGATTGTGTAATCTGGTGCAAAGAATGGTAGAATGTGTTCAATGATTTGATTACCATCTTCAATGTTTCTCACATACAAATAGAGTGAAAAATCAAAGTTGTATGGTACTGGCATGTATTGCGAAATGATATTTTGACCACTTGACGCAAAGTTTTTGATGTTTGTTATTTGTTTTCTAGATGCATCGTAATCAATACCATTCATTTCATATGACATGCGTGGCAAAGTCATTTGAATTTTTTTATCCAAGTTTGGATCAAAAGAAAGACGTTGAACATATAATTCTTTTGCCGCATAATCAAGAGGAACAATAAATCTTTCTTGTTCAGATTCATCCGGATTATAGCGAACCAATGTAATGTTACTGAACAGGTCACCAAATGCAACCGTCAGTTTACGAATCATTCTATTGTAGGTTGTATCTGCCATTATAGACCACCAATCGGATTATTTTCTGATGTATTGATATATGGTTGTGCAGTTGTAACCGTAACCTCATTATCATACGATTCTTTTCTTGCTGGCTCAAATAACGGATCAAATGTTTGTAACACAAATTGTGCATTACTTGACATACCAATCATAATTTCACCATCAGTAAATTCACCAAAGATGTTTGTTACTGTCAATGTGTTTGTGTGTGGTGTCCATGATTGAACTGTACCATATGAGGTTGCATTGTTTAATGTTGAATCTGGTGACTGGTAAACAATTTCTGTTGTTGTATATGAACCTGTACCAGCACCAGTGTTTAATGTCAAAGTATAAGCAGAATCTGTAACAACAGAATCAATATCAGGAATACCAGTAGTAATAGTTTCCTGTGAGTATTTGAATTTCTCAAGTTCCAATTCATAGTAGTAAGGAACTCTACGACCTAACATAAAGAAATCTTTGTTTTGATTTGTGAATTTTATTTCATATAGTTCACCAGTACCATTTAGAAATGGAACATATATCAAATCACCTTCACGGGGTCTTGTAAAAGTGTTTTGTGGTACTCTTTGTGAGAATGCTCTTTTAGAAACAATCACAGTGACTTGGTTACGAATTTCCAAACCAAATTTGGTGAACATTTCTTTTTCACCCATGTAATCATTTGCAGAAGAAAGATACATTTCTAATGGAAATGCTGTATTGAATTTTTTAACCGGATCTTCACCATAGATTAAATCTCTGGCTTGACTATTATTATTCGGTAGATAGTATGCCTGAAATCCCATAATCTGAATTGATTCAGTTATGAGGTCTTCTACTAAGCGTTGCTCATCATACTTAGCATTATAATTATTAAAATATTGAGAGGTAGCAATTTTAGGTTCCTACCTTTCTTATTCTGTTTTTTGCTGCAATTCTCATTTTTTCTATCGTTTCTGGTGAATTTTTTCTACCTGTTCGTAATTTTGCTTTTTCACTGAGTTTTCTTTTTGTTTCATCGGTGTGTTTGAAACCTTTTTTAGATTCGCTTACATTTTTTTTAGATTCTTCGGATAGTGTCCAAGTTTTACCTAATGCATGTTTGTTACCTATTTTTGTTGCATTAAATTTGTCTATTAATTCTTTTTTTCTATCTTCAGTAAATTCAGACCATTGTTTTTTACTCAATTCTGATAATAGTTTTTTTGTTTCTTCTGTATGTTTACAACCCAAACCACCGTCACCACCTAAAGTTTCATTATAACCATTATTTTTAGTATCTAATTTTTTAATCCACTCTTTTTCTTTTTCACACAATTCTTCATAAGTATTTGCTGAATCTATTTCATAACATATAAAATTGTTTATGCCATATAGTGACATTGCTTTATGTATATGGTGTTTTTTTGATTTTTCACTCCTTGCAATATCTTTATGTGATTTATATCTTCTTTCTATTGTTCCTTTAGTAAATCCAACATATTTTTTACCATCTAGTTTATTTTCTATACAGTATATTTTCATTCGTGTCTCCTTGTTATATCTCTATTTATAACTTAAAGACAATAGACCATTAGAATGTTGTATTAATTAAGGAACCATTCAAGGGGCCCCCCGTAGTTTTCAATCATTTCAGATTCTAACAATCTAATTTCTTCCACAGCGGCCTGTACTGTTTCTTTACCATTTAATACAACACCACCAGGCAATTGGATGCCTCCAAATTTGGACATATTTTCTCCCCAATTTTTCTTAATTAGGGCTGTTGCGTATTGCTTTAACCAACGGTCATTCCATACATTTGGATAAGTGTTTGGATCAATTGCACCATAACATTCTGATACGACAACTTGACCTACATTAACTTCATAACCTTGACCCCATGCCCAATCAATATACAATCTTTGCATATTACGCACCCAACGAATAGGAACTTCACCAGTAAACTGGAGTTCCAAAGAACGCAAGTGTTGTTGAGTTAGTGTGTAATTGATGTAGGACGCAGAGGTGAAGTCATATAATTCATTTAGACGCAATTGGTATCTCAAGTCAAACATGTTGATGGTTGCCTGAGAATCGGTCAATGGGAAAATACGAGTAATACCAAGAATATTTACTGTGTTACCATCTTGGTCTGTGGCTTGAGATGCATCCAAATATTGATTTGCAATATCATCCGATGTTACATAATGGATCCAATAGAACTTTTGTGCACCATCAAAGTGGTAATCTTGCCAGTATTGAATAGCATCATCAATACGGTCCGAAACTTGGTCTGGATCCACATTGATTTGAATCACGGGTGCACCAAGTCTTCTTAAACAGTAGTTTGTAAAGTCTTCTCTTGTTAAAATTGGTCCCGACATGAGTATATCTCCTTATGCTCTATTTATCCTAGAGCAATAGAATACGCTAATGCTGTAGATACCGCTATGTAAACCGCATTAGATGTTGCTAATGTTGTTGATGAATTTGATGAAACTGAACTACTTGTTCCTGTGATTGATGTTGAATCTGGGAAAATGTATTGTGAAGTTGCAATCTGTATTGATGAGTTCACATTACCTGTAGATGCAATATCACCCTTAACAACCATAGTTCCTGTGGAATTTGATATGGATTTTGTATTTGGTGAATTGAATACTACAGAAGTATTATTTGCTTGATAGCCACCGACAAACAACTTAACATTGGTATTAGGTGAGAAAGTACCGTATACTAAGTTTGCGGCATTGGTATAAACATAACCATCACCAGGATAAGCAACAGTGAAACCATTTGTAATTACATTGTATCCGATACTTGTGATACCCATGTCAATGTAATTGGTTGTATCTGTACCTATGTTATTATACAGTGCAAGGTCAGTAGAAGCATTTGATGTGTTTGCAAAGTTTTGTGCAGCAATTTGAACTGATTGGTCAGTATTTGACGAAAACAATCCTAGTGCATACAAGTGTGCTGATGTATTTGCAACGTCTTGTGTCAATGAACTTTGTGTAACGAATACATTTGAAGAACCAGTAAACTGGATACTTCCTGTCATCACACCACCAGTTCTTTGTAGTGATGTATTTGATAGTGAGTATGCTAAATTAGCTTGTAAGAATGCAGAGTTTGCATAATTACCAGTTGTACCAGAATTATTGTATGCAAGGTTGGCTTGAGCGTATGCTGAATTAGCATATGAGCCAGAAGCATTTTGAGATGCATAAGCCGAGTTCGCTTGTAAGAATGCCGCTAGTGCAGATATGTTTGCTGTATTGGCTTGTCCATAAGCAGCATTAGCCTGTACAAAAGCACCATTAGCATAAATTGATGCTGCCTGTATGTTTGTATTTTGGGTTAACTCAATGCCATACAAGAATGTAATTTGTGTATTAGCATAATTGTAAGCAGAATTGGCTTGTAAGAATGCTGAATTTGCGTAGTTACCTGCTGTAACTGCTTCATTGTTTGCCAAATTTGCTTGTGTAAATGCAGCATTAGCCTGTATAAAAGCACCGTTGGCATACAAAGCGGCAGAGTTAGCAACAAAACTTGGTGTATTTGCAACTATGAATGCCGCATTTGCTTGAACAAAAGCACCGTTTGCATATGTTGATGCGGCAGTAATATTACTGTTTTGTGTTGCATCTACACCAGCAATTAATCCAACCTGTGTATTGGCATAATTGAAAGCTGCGTTAGCTTCCACAAAAGCACCGTTAGCATACAACGAAGCAGAGTTTGCTTGTGCATAAGCTGCATTTGCTTCTAAGAATGCTGAGTTTGCATATGATGCCGCAGATGCTGTGTTTGCTGGTATATTATTTGCAAAATTATAGACTGCATTTGCTTGAACAAAAGCACCATTTGCATAGGTTGATGCCGCTAAAATATTTGAGTTTTGTGATGCATCAACACCAGCAATTAGACCAACTTGTGTGTTTGCATAGTTAAATGCACTATTGGCTTCAATGAAAGCACCGTTGGCATATAAACTTGCACTATTCGCTTGAGCATATGCTGAGTTTGCTTGCAAGAATGCTGCATTGGCTTCTACAAAAGCACCGTTAGCATAAGTCGCAGATGAGATAATATTAGCATTTTGAGATGCATCAACACCAGCAATCAATGTTACTTGTGTGTTGGCATAATTAAATGATGCATTTGCTTGAACGAAAGCACCATTAGCGTATAAAGATGCTGAGTTTGCTTGATTATAACTAGAATTTGCTTCTACAAAAGCACCATTAGCATATAAAGATGCTGAATTGGCTACTGCAAACGCTGAGTTAGCATATACACCAGTGGTGTTTTGTGACTGATAGGAAGCATTAGCCTCAGCAAAAGCACCATTAGCATACAGCGAAGCAGAGTTTGCAACACCAAATGCACTATTTGCATAAGTGCCGGTTACATTTTGAGATGCATATGCAGAATTTGCCTGCAAGAATGCTGAATTAGATTGAACAAACGCACCATTTGCTTGTAAAAATGCAGCATTAGCCTGTACAAAAGCACCGTTAGCATAAAGGCTTGCTGAGTTTGCTTGTGCGTAAGCGGCATTTGCATAAGTTCCTGTGGTGTTTTGAGATTGATATGCCGCATTTGCCTGTATGAACGCACCATTAGCATATAAAGATGCTGAGTTTGCTTGATTATAACTTGCGTTTGCTTCTGTAAAAGCACTATTAGCGTATAGTGATGCTGAGTTAGCAACTGCAAAAGCAGAGTTAGCATAAACACCAGTGGTATTCTGTGACTCGTATGCAGAATTTGCTTTTACAAATGCACCATTAGATTGTAGGAATGCTGCATTTGCCTGAACAAAAGCACCATTAGCATATAGTGAAGCACTATTGGCTTGAGCATATGCCGCATTTGCATAAGTTCCTGTGGTGTTTTGAGATTGATATGCCGCATTTGCCTCAATGAAAGCACCGTTTGCCTGTAAGAATGCAGCATTTGCTTCTACGAAAGCACCGTTTGCATATAGACTTGCACCATTAGCCTGTGCATATGAACTATTTGCTTGTAAGAAAGAAGCATTACTATATGCAAAGGAAGCTGCCGCAGTATTTTGTAGTGTACCATCAGCAAAAGTTACACCATTACTCTTTAATACAAAACCAACATTATATTGGAAACGAGCAACTTCATTTGATGTATCTCCACCATTTTGAGAGAAGATAATATCTTTTGGTGTATAGGTACTTAATACTAGGTTACCACCACCAGTATATGTGTTGCCGTAAACATACAAAAATCCATCATTTGGTCCAGTTAACCCATAACCTGGTTGGTTATATGTTGAACTGGTAATGCCCATATCAATATAGGTATCATTGGTAGTACCATTGTCCGGTGTTGCAACATAATCAGCAGAAGCATTATTTCCAGGATTAATATTTTGTATGTTTATTTGTGAATAATTGTTATCATTTCCGGTTGCTTGGAAGATAGTATTTTGTTCAAAGTTATAACCTGTTGCAACACCGGCATACAAAGCACCCGCACCATATGTGTTGCCAAAGAATTGACCAGAATTACCTGTGATGGTTTGGTTTATTACGTTACCAGTAATTGTAATGTTACCTGTAACAGACAAGTCACCGACAATAGAAACATTGCCTGAAACTGTACCACCAGAAGATGAGAATCTGGTATTTGCAAAAGCATAAGCGGCATTTGCTTCCACAAAAGCACCATTAGCATATAGTGAAGCACTATTGGCTGCCGCAAATGCACTATTTGCATAGATGCCAGTTGTATTTTGTGATTGATATGCTGAATTGGCTTTAGTGAATGCACCGTTAGCATATAGTGAAGCAGAATTAGCCGCAGCAAATGCTGAATTTGCGTATGAACCTGTTGTATTTTGTGACTGGTAAGATGCATTGGCTTGTACGAATGCACCGTTTGCTTGCAAGAATGCTGCGTTAGCGTCGGTAAAAGCACCGTTGGCATATAGTGAAGCACTATTAGCGGCCAAATATGAAGAATTGGCTTCTACGAAAGCACCGTTAGCATACAATGAAGCGGAGTTTGCTTGTGCATAAGAAGCATTTGCTTCCAAGAATGCACCGTTAGCATATAAACTTGCCGAATTTGCTGCCGCAAAAGCAGAGTTGGCATATATGCCGGTTGTATTTTGTGATTGATATGCTGAATTGGCTTCGGTAAAAGCACCGTTTGCATATAGAGATGCAGAATTTGCTTGGTTATATGCACTATTGGCTTCAACAAAAGCACCATTTGCATATAAACTTGCCGAATTTGCCTGAGCATATGCACTATTGGCTTCAGCAAATGCAGCATTAGCATATAAAGAAGCACTGTTTGCCTGTGCATAACTAGAATTTGCTTGCAAGAATGCAGCATTAGCCTCAATGAATGCGCCATTTGCATATGTTGCTGATGAGATTATGTTAGCATTTTGTGATGCATCAATACCAGCAATTAAAATAACTTGAGCATTAGCATATGAGAACGCTGAATTGGCTTCTGTGAATGCACCATTAGCATATAATGAAGCACTGTTTGCCTGTGCATATGCGGCATTTGCTTCCTGGAATGCACCGTTAGCATACAGACTGGCACCGTTTGCTTGTGCATACGCACTATTTGCCTCAACGAAAGCACCATTAGCGTATGTTGCTGAAGAAATAATATTAGCATTTTGACTTGCATCAACACCAGCAATCAGTATTACCTGAGCATTAGCGTAAGCATAGGCCGAGTTAGCTTCTACAAAAGCACCATTGGCTTGAACAAAAGCACCATTTGCTTGTAAGAATGCAGCATTGGATTGTACAAAAGCACCATTGGCGTATGTTGCTGATGAGATAATATTAGCATTCTGAGATGCATCTACGCCAGCAATTAGAATTACTTGAGCATTCGCATATGAATAAGCACTATTGGCTTGAACGAAAGCACCGTTTGCATATAGGGATGCTGAATTTGCCTGAGCATAAGAAGCATTAGCTTCAGCGAAAGCACCATTAGCATATAGACTTGCACTATTCGCTTGAGCATATGCTGAGTTTGCCTGCAAGAATGCTGCGTTAGCAAAAGCATATGAATTGTTAGAATAAATGTTTGTTAAGTTAGCATAATTAAATGCTGCATTAGCCTGAATAAATGCACCGTTAGCATATGTGGCAGAAGAAATAATATTTGCATTCTGTGATAATTCCACACCAGAAAGCAATATGACTTGGTTGTTTGCATACAAGAATGCCGCATTAGCCTGGACAAAAGCACCATTGGCGTATAGAGAAGCACTATTAGCCTGTGCATAAGCAGCATTAGCATAAGTTCCAGTCACATTCTGAGATTGGTATGCTGAGTTTGCCTCAACAAAAGCCGCATTTGCATATGCACCAGCACTTAATGCAAAAGTGTTAGCAGTATTGGCTTGACCATATGCAGCATTAGCCTGCACAAAAGCACCGTTAGCATATGTTGCTGCCGCTTGAATGTTGGTGTTCTGTGTTAAATCAATACCATAAATCAAAAATACTTGGTTATTGGCATAAGCATATGCAGCATTTGCCTGTTGGAATGCACCATTAGCATATAAAGATGCTGAGTTTGCCGCATAGAATGCATAGTTTGCATTTAGATATGAGGAATTGGCTTCTAAGAATGCACCATTTGCATATAAACTTGCCGAATTTGCCTGTGCATATGCCGAGTTTGCTTGTAGGTAACCAGAGTTTGCTTGTAGGAATGAAGCCGATATAAATGCATTCTGTGTTAGATTAACACCAGTAAGATATGCTACCTGTGTATTTGCATAAAAGAATGCAGCATTGGCCGCAGAGAATGCAGAATTTGCATAAGAACCAGTGGTATTCTGTGATTGATATGCTGAATTAGATTTTGTAAATGCACA